ATCCCTTCAGGACAAAGAGTAAAGCCAGAGTGAAAGCCCCCTCACCAGCGTCTCCTAGCATGGTGATTAGTTGCTGTAAGGTTTCAGTGTCCATTAGTCTTCTCCTTTATTCATGCTAAATCAAAGTCCAAGTCATAGATCTGCTCTAGGAGCCGAGTATTGTATGCTGGGACTTGTCCTATTGTCTGGTTGGCAGGTTCAGATACACCAGGCAGGTAGTACTGCATGGCATCTAGCTTGAGTCTCTGGTCAGCGTAAGGACTCACCACGAACTGAGGACACCAGTGTACGTTATCGTACAGGTTCTCCCAGATGTGCCGCAGTAGCTCGTTAGGACTAGCATCCCACAGAGCAGACGGTATGCCCAGGTTATGATCCCGACATCCCCACCTCCACAGTGAGTCAAACCTATCAAGAGGATGCCGTACAAACTGTATTGCTTCCTTCTCTGGTTGTGGCGTAGCCAGCACCTTCCCAGTCTTCACCAGACGATGATGCACTACTGCTCTCCTCTGTCCCATGCCAGGGTCAGGTATGTTGAACTCATGCAGGATCGACTTCAGCAGGGTTTGACTCCCTGCCTTAGCCGAAGCATGAAAGCTATACTCCCAGTGCTTTACTGTGTACCATAGCAGCGTGTTCATTCCTTTCTCCACTTGTGTTTCTCGTTTCTCCAGGGCTTATGCTTCTTCATAGCGTACCCCTTGCGAGGTACCTCCACTACAAAGTTGTTGCCGTCGAACAGAGTGTTAGCCTCCTCCACAGTCATCTCTTGCTTGTGTACGTCCTTCAGCTTAGACAAAGTATTGTCCCTATCCCAGAATAGGATAGGTACCTCACGCCAGCCCAAGGTACGTGCAGCGCAGTAACGCTGCTTACCTGGACCGACTTGATATCTACCGTTAGCTGTAGTCCCGAAGAGAGGATTGATCATCCCTTCAGTTTCTAGACTCGACAATAGCTCATCGAAGTGTATGCAATTTATCCTGTGATTCTCCCATCTAGGGAAGTAGATAAGCTCTACCGGAAAGGCAGAGCAATACCACAGTTTCATTCCAACACTCATTTATAACTCCAGTGAAATAGATCCTTTAACCAACGTCTCACTTCCACTTCTCGACACACCCAGCTTGTACACTCTGGCGTCTTCATCTCGGTAAGAGTAACCGATTCCGAAACCTGTGACTCCGTTGAGCCTACTTGCTCCAAAGGTTGCTCTGTGTCCTTCTGTGGACTGGTGTATATCGAGTGCAGCAGTGGCTGCAACAATACGATTAATAGCACTACGAGAGAAGCTCTGTCCATCTATACCATCCCTGCCATCTTTACCGTCGCGACCATCAGCCCCATCGTGACCGCGAGGGCCGCGAGGCCCAGGAGCACCATCCTTCCCATCCTTCCCAGGAGTGCCATCTCGACCATCCACACCGTCTTTGCCATCTCGACCGTCCAGGCCATCAGCACCGTCAAGCCCATCAATGCCATCAGTCCCATCAATACCGTCAATTCCATCGTTACCATCCTTTCCGTTGAGTTCTGGGTAGTCACATCCCTTCACGTAGAAGTTAGGATGATCGCATCCTGGTGTTGCATTAGCCTGCAAGGCGATACCTATACCGCATCCGACTATGCCTGCGCCTATTAATATCTTCTCTAGTCTACTCATTATATATGTCCTGGGTCAATTGTGTTTAAGATTCTCTTCCATCGCAAGGCTCTCTTGTAGCGTGTGGTAGGGTTACCCCACCTAGCTATCTGTGAGTCCTCTCTCAGTATCCTTGCTGTTGTCCCTGAGAACAACCAGTCCTGCGGAAGCTGCTTGTAGTGTAACGTCCCGTAGGTGATGTTGAACAAGAAGTCCAACACCACACCAGGGATGAGCATTACATACAGAGTCCAGTAGATGAAGCTGGGTAGATCACGTAGCTTGTGGTTACGTTCCAGTCTTAGGTACGTGCCTATTGCAAAGAACCACACTACTAGATATCCCCACAGTGCTAGGATGTATGCACCGACTTCGACCATTTTATATACTCCTCATGTATCATGGCGTACTCTAAGATTACATCTATTGCTCGTAGGACAGACCCCACGTCACCGCCCAGGGTGGCATTCACATACCAATCCTTCAGGACATCAACGCAGATCCGATCTGCTGCGTCTGCATCTATCTCAACTTTCATTCCAGTATATCTCCCATGTCTTTCTTCAGCCAGGGCTCTAACTCTGTGAACCGTTCAGGTCTTGTGAGTGCGAACCATACTAAAGTCAGGTGAGCGATCCTATTGCTTTTATCGGCGGGAAACTTCATAGGTTTGATGAAGATCCATGTGAAAACGAACAGCCCTAGCAGGGTGAATATCACCCCGCTGGCTGCTAGAACATCATACAACACCGAGAGCACTGAGGGCTTCCTTGTGTTGATCTATCTCCTTCTGCTTGTCAGCTACTCGTAACTCCGCAGTCTCCAGGGCTGCTTCTGCCGCCGCCTTGCGTCTGTTGAGCACACTGAGTTCCACTCTCAAATCCTTAGTCGCATTCCTCAACGTCTCTATTGCATGGTTCATAACTTCTCTCCGATATCTACTACCTCGCACACGTTACCTACACAAGCTAACTCCTGGCTAGAGGTGGTCTTATCCTCCTCCTCTTTGAAGTCAGTGAAGTCAACCTCGGGCATACGCTCAACCAGTCGAGCATAGCTCTCTAGGTCAATCTCCTCGTAAGGTGCTTGTGCATAGACGTGGTCACTCTTAGGCAGGAATGAGATCCCGCTGATCTTGTTGAAGTTCTCCCACACCCAGGTACCACACTCCATGAACTCATCGTCCGTATAGGAGATAGTTACGCTAGGCTTGTGGTCACACCAGTGATCCTGGTACAGCTTCCAGAGCTTCAGGTGCTCCATAGCAGTGTACTGCCGTGCATCCTCTGGTCCCTTGATCGGGAACTCGAACACTACCGTCTGCTCATTGTACTGGTCATCCTCGTGGGGGAATCCCTGCTCTACCATCCATTGAGTCAGTGGATCTTTACGATCCCCTCTCACTCGGCGGATGTAGTAGGGGGCATGTCTCGCATGAATCCCCGATGAGGAGTTCACCAATTGACTTACTGTCCCAGAGGGCTTCACACAGGTTATTGCAGCACTTCGGGGTATCCCCAGTAGTCCCGCGAACTCCTTGTTCGCCTCTATCGCTATCGCCTTCAGCATCTCCAAAGAGCCAGCTATCGTCGTGCTGTGAGGATTCCCCAGATTTGGATGATCTGCGATCCCAGTAAGACTTACGCCTAAAAGCCTTTCCTCTGCCGTGTTTGTGTGCCATGTCTTTCTCAGTACCTTAAAGTCGGTTAGGGTGCTCTGCAAAGTTCCCAGGAGCGTAGCAATCCTGACCTTCCTTTCAAGACTCTTGAGGTCATCGTCAGGTCGAACCACAACTTCCGATAGGTTACAGAACTGGTTTGGTCGTAGTATGATCTCAGAACATGGATTTGTTCCCCACTCATGCCCAGTCTCTCTACGTCCGCTACAATCCACTTGATAGTCAGCAGCACTCCGGTTGAAGAAACCTCTCTCGCCCGACTTACTTCGATAGAGAGATAACCACTCATCCATAAAAGTCTCAAGATCAGGCTTTTCAGTGTACGCGACGCTGTTATTTGCCAGCGATCTGTGTGGAGCAGTTTCATAGAACTTACCATCCTTCGCATGTCTCATGCGGTTGCTACCCAGGTTGCTCAGGGAGATGAGAGCACTTCGACGTACCCCACCTACCACTACGATCTCTGCGATCTTACAGCAGAGGTCATGGCACTCCAGGTCATTAAGCTGCCGTCCCTTGGCTTCTTTGAACAGGTTTACCGTGAACTTGAACAGATCGTTGAGTGGTGCAGGACCAGAAGCTCTACCTCCGAATGTGTGAAGCCTCGCTCCCGCAGGGCGGACCTTGCTGAGATCCCATTGGGGAAGTTCCCCAGCGTACAGCATGGCGACGAGCTGCTTGAACGCTTGTGCCCATCCTGCCTTGCTGTCTGCGACTTTGATAACTGTCTCTGACTCATAGAACTCCTCCGCTACTTGTGGTAGTTTCTGTATGCCCCGTCGCTCAACACTGAACCCTACACCAGTACCGCACATCAAGATGTACAGTAGCTCGTGGAAGGCTGCTACATTGTCGATAGGGACATAGCTACAATTATACCCTGCAATGTTCTCACGCTCCAGGGCAGGACCAGCAGTCATCAGGCAGCGCATGGAAGGCATAACCTCCAGGTTCTTGATAGCCTCTCGTGCCCCTTCGAGCAGAGCATCTAACTCATACACGTCATAAGTGAAGAGAGGCATGTCACTGCCGTCCTTCTTCTTCGCGTCTACCTCTGAGTTATGCTTCTCGAACCGGACCTTCCAGAAGTCAATGTATCTGTCTACAGTTTCTTCCCAGGTCTCTCGCCGTCCTTCCTCATCCAGGTAACGTGCGTACCTAGAGAGGGCGATATACTTACTGTAGTTATCCAATTACACTTCCTCCACGTCTGCCAGAGGTAGTGCATCCTCCAGTATCTTAACTCCTTGGCGACACTTCTGCTGTAGCATCAAGGCTACACCTGCATCCTGGCTGGCAGCGATCTGCCCACTCCGAAATGCCATCTCAATCAATCGCTCGATGTTCTTCAACTCTTTTGCATCAAACTCCATCGTCTTCTCCTTGTGCTGCTGCTGCTATGCGCTCCCACTTACGTGCGTTGGTCATAGCTTCTTCTAGTTTCTTGTTTAGTGAGTCCACCATATCACAGTGGTACTTCCATCGTGCTACCGCATACGCTTCTGGATCTTCTTCAAAACTGAGTCCATCCAGTCCCATATCCCCAGTAACAGGTACGCTATCGCTCCCCCTGTCAGTAGGCTCAGGACTGGGAACAGTATTATCACCAGGAACATCCAGGTCTCCATTCTCTCTTCTCCTCTTCTTACGAGCTAGTATCTCCTCGGTGTCGATATCGTTACGAGCATTCCACTTACCTCGGACGGCTGCGCTCCACTCTCCCAGTACGTGCATGTTCATCTTGGGAGGAGCCTTGGCTTCCACCATAAGCTCCCCTTTGTTATCGAAGAACCTCCAGTAGCCGTCCTGGACTACTGTGGCATCCATGATCTGCTGATCACTGTCGAAGTCTATCATAAGCTCACCTTGTGTGGTTTATCTACCTTCTCAGCCAGCCTTTCTCTGTGCCACGAGCCACAGTCCTGACATTGATAACGCTGGTAAACATTGACCTTGGTGCGGTGTACACCTCGCCTCTGGAAGTGGTGACCTCCACAGTTAGGGCAAGCACCTACGCTACCATCAGTAGGGTGGTTCTTTATCCAGCCCTTAAGCTCGTGGTAGATGTTCTCCAGGACTACGATGTCCTGCTTGTTGTACTTCTCCATGAGATTGCGAGCTTTCTTGTCACCTTCCATGACTCCCTTCCACAACTCGAAGCCACCTGTCTCGGTCTTACCTTCCAGGCCCAGAGCTTCAGCTACAGTTTCCATACGACTATGGAACAAGCGGAAGCGTTGCTTCACTACCTTGTACATATCAATGGACTTGGCTGGAGCACACGGCGGGAGCCTACGCTTCATAAGCTCAGTGTTCAGTACCTTCTGGTCGAAGCCGTCACCATTGTACGTCAGTACAGCGTCAGCCTCATCCATCATAGAGTGCAGACGTTCAATGAAGTCTCCCTCTTTCATGTCCCACTCTGAACCGAAGTAGATCTTCTTCTCGCCTACCCACTTCGCAGCCCAGGTGATCACCTTACCGTGATCGACTACCTGTATAGGTGCTACGTTCTGCTTCCATGCAGACCAGACATAAGCCAGGGTAGGCTGCGTCTCTAAGTCATAGCATAGTATCTTCATAGCTTATCACTCACTCGTTCTACCATTCTAATCCAGTCACCTTGTTCTAGTTCTGCCTGTGTGAAGGTGAAGTCTCTTGTACCATCGTTAACTCTCCAGATCCCAGGTGCTCGCTCAACTGCCAGCAAACGCATTCCTGGCACAAACCCCAAAAGTGATAATGATCCCCTTAAAGGATCTGTTACCTCTACCTCAATCACTGCTTTTAAATCCACCTTCAAGACTCTCCATCAGTAGTTCAGCATAGTGGATGACCTTCTCAATGTCTTGGATGCCACCCTTGTGTTTGTACCGTGTGATGTACTTGACGATGTTGCCTTCACAGAAACCAAGCTCGTTAGCCAGTATGTACTCAATCGGCTGGATCGGGTTGTTCCGGTAATGGTCACCACCCACCTGTTTCTCTAACTTACTGTTCATGCCAGATTATCTCCTGTGTCTTCTTGTCGTACACGCCAGGTACGACGTTCTTGCAATACTTGTGGACATACTCGGGACCATTTAGCTGGGTTCCTCTCATACGTCTTCCGCTCTCGAAGACGATCCTGAGATTAATACCTTCGTTTGCACACTGTTTCGCGATAGCGCGGAAAAGTGTCCGTTTAGGTGCTGACCAGTAACCTTTAAGTTCGAGGAGATAACCGAGTCCAGGGTTGAAGGGCTGATTTCCCAGAACATAAAGATCTGCGGTATACGCCCTTGCTTGAATAACTTGGTCACTGCCACACTCCAGGCAACTGCCTCCTCGGACTCGTGTCCCGTAAGCAATGGTATCACGTTTGTCGCACCTCCGGATATCAACTCCAGCGTTTCGGAGTGCTTCAAATACTTGCCATTCAAAGCGACTATCCCACTCCTGCCCTCGCTCATCTATCCACCTCTTGTCTGATCTCTTCCATCCTTTCCTACGCCCAGTCATCTGCTTCCTCGATGTCCATGTACTCAGTCTCAACACCAGGAGGTGTCCAGAGTACGTTCCGCCGATTCTGCATCCACACTGCTCGTGCAGTCTGGAGTGCTACATCGTAGGCTGTCATGTCTTTGTAGGGGCAGGTAGGCATATCTCGACTTGCTTCGTATGTCTCTACGATAGCTTCCCAGATCTGCTTCTGAGTGTACTCTTCATCGAACCACTCGGCAATCATCTTCTCAGCCTTACCCTCTCCTACCTTCCAGCACCCTCCAATGTTATCAGCGTTATCTCCTGACAGTACTTGCTGCCAGAAGAACATCTCAGCTTCTAGTGGGTCCATATGATACTCGACTGACTTGGTGTAGTTCCAATGCAGTCCAGGTATCTGATCCAGGTCTTTATCGGGAGAGCAGATCACCGTAGGCTTGCTCGCTTCACGGGCTTGGAGGGCGACTTCATCGTCTACCTCTTTACCGTCTACGGGGATCGCATCCCAATACTTCTTGAGGTATTCCACCATTGCATCATAGTGAACAGGCTTGATCGTCTGCCGATTACCTTTGTACTCCTTGACGGTGTACACAGTGTCTCGGAAGTTCACGCCATTCCCTTTGATATAGACTCGCATGTTTGTGCCATACCTACTCTGGATCTCCTCTAGTTTATTCTTGAGGATCTTCAAGCTGTACTCGACAGGCTCTGGGGTGATGATCAGTTCCCTGTCTATCACCTCCACTCCCTCTCTCTCTGCTAGGTACTCCTTGATCTCTGCTGCTGTATCAAACGATCCCTCGGAGATGTTACCGTCCTTGTCTTCAAACACTACCTCGTAATGCCTAATCTCCCCCGCAGCACCGGCATAGTATATCATGCCGTCAACGTCAACCAACGCTAGTCTTTTCTTCATAGTATCCTCTACTCAAAGGAGGGTAGTATCACCTTCTCCTTGTTCATATCCTCTTCAAAGGCTTCGATTGAAGTATTGAACTTCTCCTCTAGCGCCAGGAGATACCCCAGCGCTTCAGAGAAATAGGTAGTCTCATGCTCGCACACTTCGGTGTGCTTGTTTATGATGTGGTACACCTTGCCTTGCAGGTCCTTTACAACAGAGTCCCGCACCGCTGTATAGTAGTTAACGGTCTGGTACTTCTTCAAGAACACTCTGATATCAAGGCTAGAAGGGACTGTCATCAGAGTCCTCCTCTTCCTCGTAGTCAGGCAGTGCAGGTGGCTGGTTGTCTTCAACCTCACCAGCGTCTGCTACACGATCAAGCACTCGGTCAATGTCCATGGCGTCCCCGTACAACTCAACTCGGAGCTTGTTGAATAGCTCCATGAACTCATCGTAACGCTTGGCTTTGTTAGCCTTGCTGTTCGCTGCCGACAGAGGCAGAGCCTCGATGTCTGCCATCTTGCAGATGAGGGTGGCTGCTACATTAGAAGCATTACCCCATGCAGCACCAGCGCCAGAACCACCGCTAGATGCAGCAGAGCCACCAGCACCAGATGCTTGAGGAGCTGGCGCAGCGCCCTCGATCTTACGAAACTGCTTAACATCCTTGCCATACTGACCTTCCTCGAACTCCACCTTGAGGGTGTCGCCTTCCTCGATACCAGGATTCTTGAACCCAAAGCTGTACCACTCACCAGCAACTACTGCGCTGTACTTAGTCCAGGGACCTCGCTTGCCCTGTCCCGTCTTAGTGTGTACTCGTTCAACCATTCCTTCGATAATGCTCATTGAGCCTCCGTTATATCGTAGTGTGTAATTTCATACGCCTGGTCTTCTCCCTCGGACCAGTGTGTCCCCCAAGAGATCTCAGTACCTAGTGGCATCCCATCCATCATCTCGTATACGGCAGTGCCGTACACTTTGAGTACGTATGTGAATACCTGTCTCCATGACTCTGTGACCAGCCGCTTGTACTCATCGAGGTAGTCCTCGTGTACTTCAGCCAGGACACTATCATGAATAGTGTTAACGAGTATCATGTACTCGTTATAGCCATGCTCTCTGATCATGTGCCATAGCAAGGTAGCTTGCATGGGAATGATGTCGGCAGTGGCGAAGGATTGAATCGGCAGATTGTAGATCTGCGTTCGCTCCTTGATATACCCTTTCTCGGGTTTAATGTAAGGCCAGTAGGTGCGCAGTCCCCAAGGAAGGATTACCCTCTTGGTGTACTTGGCTTCGTTTAACCAGCCCTCTTGTGAGTTAACCAATTCGCTATATCGCTTATTGAATGACTCGTAGTACCGCATGGCTGCTGGACTACCCGACTGTCCTCCAAACAAAGGCTTGAAGGTATCAGCCTTAGCAGCAGTACGCTGCTCCTTGCTTACTTCATCGTAAGACTCGTAACCGTTCATGACCATCGCACTCTGGTAGTGTGGGTCAAAGTCTGGGTTAGCAATGTCCGCCTTGATCTGAGGGTCATTGCCTACCATACCTGCAACCCTAAACTCCAGGCCGCTCCCATCCTCTTCAGTGAAGAAGTGGTTAGGCCGACTGGACTTGTACATGCTCTTGTACTCTCTGGGCTGGTTCTGGAACTGGGTTGTCCCTTCCTTCATCCTGCCTTTATCGTCCACTACATGCTCGAACTTGATCCTCATACCGCTAGAAGATAGCCGGTGTGTTGCTGTCACAGTCTGGTTGAACTGTGCGTAAAACGTCCCGCCCATCTGGTTGCAGACTGCGACATAGAAGTCTAGGTACTTGGAGATACGCTGCTTCGATGCGTTCCACTCGAAGTACAGTTCCTTCCATGCCTTCTGCGCCTCAGTCTCGGCGAACAATGCCTCGATGGTAGCTATGTTCGTGATCGGCTTGTCACCCGAAGTACGGATGGGATCGCCTCTCTTGTCACGTAGCTCATCGAACTCAAGCTCAACGTAGAGCCAGTGTGCTAGGTCCTTGGTGCTGTTGGGATTCAGTGCTCCCATCATCTGCTCAAGCTCTAGGCGCTTCTGCGACTCGTTCGCAGTCTCTCTGTCGTACTCAGCCCTGACTCGCTCTTCATCGAGCGTCATGCCCTGCTGCTCCATGTCAGCCAGGACGGGAGTGAACATGCACCGTACAAACTGTACTCCCAGTCGGTCCGTTCTAGCCAGGTGTTTACGCTGGTCATCGAACAGATCCTCGGTGGTCTGTACATCCTGTATGCAGCGACCTTGTAGCCAGGGACGTGGGATGTGGATGGGATTGACTCCCGCCTTCATCATCTTGTCCACCACAGGGTCTTTAGCTCGCCACCCTCTCCTACGGCAACAAGCGTCTAGGCTTGTGTCGTACTTCAGGTTGCCACTCAGGACATACTCTGCGATCTTGGTACAGAAGGTAGGTATCTCTCCTATGTCCCATCCGCACCGCTGCAACCAGCCTAGCTCGTACTTGCTATTGTGTGCTACCAGGAAGTCTGCCACAGACAGATGTCCTAGTAGTGGACCTAGCTCGTACTCATTGCCCCAGATACTGTAGACCTTGCCCTTCTCTTCAAAGCTAGGGTGGTCAGGTCCGAGGCTCCAACATGCTAGGAGCATCTGGTTCTCAGGATGTACTGGGTGACCGAAGTCACCATGACTGGTGTCGATCTCGAAGTCCAAGCAAACATAGTTCTCAGTGAGAAATACGGCCTTGTCTAAAGCAAACGGCACCACATAGTCCCGACTAGAATCTGACACTCGCATATTACCTCCTTTTTGCTTGCGTCGAACTTGCAGTTCTCGCTTAGTTCTACATCCCCTATGTCTTTCAACTCCTCTTTGTCTGGAAGTGATTCACACCCCAGTATCCCGAAGAGGAATAACAAGGGAACACACCGAGTCATATCAAGTATAACGAGATCAGTATCAGCGTCCCTACAAAGTAAAAGAGACCTCGTAGATCAGGCCTACCCTCCATTCTTTAACTCCTGTATTTCGTTCTTTAGCTTGGTCTCTCGGGCGTTAGCCGCAGCAAGCTGACGGTTAGCTTTCGTTAGCTCTTCCTTTAAGTCCGTATAGGACTCATTATCCGCTTGTGCTAGAACAACCAATGCTTCCATGATTGCGTCTAGCCCGATCTCGCCCCCGTCATACTGCGCCCCCCATCGCTCTCGTTGGGAGACGATATGAGCCAGGATGTCCTTAGCTTGATCGAGCGTCAAGTCCTTACTTCTCATGATAGTAATCCTCGATGTTGTTATCGCCGTGGCGTTGACTGAGCTTGCGCCAGTTATTGTTCAGCACTGCATCTCGTGAGATGTTTAGCTGTTGCCGTAGGGCTTCGAGATAGAACTCCAAGTCACCTAACTCTTTAATGATCTCATCCAGGTACATATTCTTGCCAGTGAATACGCTCTTCTTGATTAGATCCAGTACTTCTCCCGCTTCTCCTGCAACGCCTACCGCTGCATGGGTAATGGCGAAGTTATCGAGATATTGCGTCTCCTCATCACCAGGCTCAGTCTTGAACATCTCCTGCACGAATCGTCCGTAGAATGTATCGCTCATTTAACCTTACTCAACCTCTTGTCTATTTCAACGTAGAACCCCTCATGGCTGTCTTCCGCGTCAGAGTTCTTGTTCTTGCAGATGCTTATCGCCCTGCGCCCATCTCGGTCTAGCTCACTGTTGGTGCCGATACCAAGCAGGACATCCACCGCACCAGCCAAGCCAGTACGATTGCTGTCGATGTCTGACATGGACAACCACTCAGGGGGCTCCTGTCCATGCCTCTCGGTCTTGTCACCAGCCTGTGTGATAGACACTGCTAGGAAGTTATGTCTCCCTGCCATGTTCCTGAACTTCTCGCCCAGGAGGGTTAGCTTCTGTGTGAAGTTACCGTTAGCTACTGGATGGTCAACACCTCGGATCTGGTCAAGCACCACCACGTCAGGGTTTATGTCTTTAACCGCTTCCTCAATCTCTGCCAACGTACCAGGGTACATACGGCAGATGTATAGGTTGTTGAACCCAGCACCCCTAGCAAGCTCCATAGCCTTCGCAGGATCTCCAACGTACTCATCATTGTTCATCCCGCTAAGGTTGTTCACGATCCTCTTGCGAGGCTTGTACGTGCTCTCCTCGTTCCCTACATACAGGACTCGGAGTCCCTGCCGTAGGAAGGCTGAAGTCATGTTGACTGTGAAGCCTGTCTTGAAGCTCTCTGGTCTCCCGAAGATCAGGATGTGATCCCCTCGGATACATCCCCCTGCCAATCTGTCATTGAGTCGCTTGGGTGCAACCTTGATCAGGTTCTTTCGATCTAGTACCTCATCCATCTCGTGGTCATCCATCGTCCAGGTGATATCGCTGTTCCCCAGAGTAGTGGCAGATTGTAGCTCAGCGTACTCATCCAGGAGAGGTCCGATCTTCTTCTGGTCTCTACCCTGGATAGCTTGGCTAAGCTCGTTACCCTTGACGTACCGCTTGAGGTCCAGGAGATTAGTCACCACGTTTACTGGCGAGTCGATCTCAGGTAGATCCTCTAGGTATGCCTTGAGATTACCGAAGTGATTCTCAGGTAGCTCACGTTCTCCTCTCTCCACCAGGAGAGGGAGGTCAACGTAGGTAGCAGCACGATCTGCTTTATACCATTGCTGGATAAGTGGGTACCACATCTGAGCCTCGGGTGATAGTTCATCCTTGGCAATGTAGTCTCTCACCTTGTCGTAGGCTTCTCTACTCTTCAGAATACTAGATAGGACTTTCCCGTCCAGCATTGTATTACCTCCTTACTCATTCGCCTTATTAGTGGCGAATGCTTACCATGTTGTCTGCCCCCTCAAGGGGCAGTACAACCTAACTGGATATAGGGTCGCTATCATTGCCGCTCCCCTATATATGTTATCCCCCCAGAGAGGGTAAACAGGATAGAACATTTAGTTATAAGCCCATACCTTCTTAAGCTCTTCGATTCCAAAGAACTCTAGGCTTCGCACGTAACGTTCTGATACTCCTAGCATTATTCCTACCTCTTTCTGGGTAAGATCCTGTATATAGCGTAGCTCAAGAACCTCACGCTCTCTAGGTTTTATACCAGGAGCAGTAGAAAGTGATTCAATCACCTCCTGCTTCAGTACAGCCTGATACCCCGTATCCTCGGTCAGACCGAACTCCACCTCATCCACCTCATCAGCGTCTACCAAGGTGACTTCAGATCCCTTACGGATACCTGTCACCCCGCATCGCCTATCGGCTTCACGCTCGTTGAGGATATAGCTACGGACCTTGATCCAGGCATAGGTAGTGAAGCTCGACTGCTTCGGGTCCCAGTCCTGTAGAGCCTCACCTACAGCTAGGTAGCCTATGCTCCTGGCCTCATCCATGTCATCCACCAGCCCTCTACGTGCCAGCTTGCGTACAACCTTGTCCACATACTCGATACTGAGAGCCCATAGCTCCTCTGTCTTGCCCTCCTTATGCAGCCTAGCTGCTGTCGCCTTACTTA